GACAACTTAGCTCATGAATTTCACCGTGAAGTTCCCGGCTTTTATTCTCGAAAACTGCTTTGAGCGCACTGATAAGTTCTGGTGATAGACCAGCCCATGATCCGATTGTTTTCGGAATCTTTACCGCCGGATTATCTATCACAGAGATACCTTTCTTCATGCGTTCCATGATATTCATATCCGGCTGCATTGTCCCACCAAACGGATGAATTCGTGTCAGAGATTTCCAACTCAATACACTGAATGCATATGTATCTGTTTTCTGGTCAAAGTTATTTGAAACCAGTAACGGATCTTTGAATAAATCCATAGCAACATCACATTTCTCAGAATCAATTGACCAACTATCGCAGTCAATGATAGAGATATTATAGTGCTTATCAAACAAAATGTTCTGATCGTTCAAATCGCCAATGTATATGCCCTGCTTATGCAAATCAGCCAAAACATCAAACAATCTGTCAAGCATGGTAAGAATCTCTTTTTTGGTAATTCCATTCGCTTTCACGAATTTTTTATTTGACAATTTCTTGAATTCTTCTCCGTCTACTTTATCCATGATATAGCCTATAAATTTGTTCCGGCTATCATAGACAATATCAATCGGAGAAATGACTTCTGCCGGTAAATTCTTCGCCATTAAGAGTTTAATCTTTTTCTCTTTGGTTGGCATATTCACATGGGATTTATAAGCCTTTATCAGCTTATCTCCATATTCATATATAATTCCTTCTCCACCTCGGCTAATACCGGCAATCTTGTTATGTTGCTTTTTAAAATCATTTCTCTATCGACTTTCTTTTATTTTACTTGTCGCTTGATACGACCTTTACAGTTGCACCAGCCTGAACAGTAGCGGTTGCCATGTCTTTCATCTGAGCATATGCTGCATCAAGTTTATTGGAAAGTTCTGCATTGCTCTGTGTCAGTGCTTCAACCTGAGATTCCAGATTCTTGATTTTTGCATCTGCCATTTCCTCTGCATGTTTTTTATCAGATTCTAACGCACGTTTTTCAAATGCAAAACTCTTGTCCGCTTTAGCCTTTGCTTCTTTCGCTGCGTCCTCTTTGGCTTCTGCCAGTTTATCCGGGAATGCTTCAATCTGTGCTTTCATAGCCTGGATTTCTTCTTCTCTTGCAGCAATCGCTTCTTCACGTTCTGTTACGGCATCATCTTTTGCCCGAATTTCTGCTTCACGCTTTTCTTTTTCTTCTGCCCATGTGTCTGCATCTGCCTTACGATCCATCTTCAAATTGTAGTCATACTCATCTTTCTCACGATTACGTTTCTTGTTGATATCGGTATTGTACTCTTTTACTTCTTCATCAGCCTGTTTCTTAGCTTTCTGAACACTCTTTTCCAAATCTGCAATTTTCTCTTCTACTTCTGCTGTCTTCTGCGCCAGCTCTGCATCGAGATCCGCTTTCTTCTGTTTGTATTCATCGTTCATTTCAGCTACTTTCGCTCTGTGAGCATTGATAGCTGCTGCCAGACCGTCAGCTTCAGCTTTGATACCGTAGAGTCCTTCTAACTCTTTCTGATATTCGTCAATCGCAATTTTCAGGTCATTGTACTGTTTTACAATCGTATCTGAAAATACTTCATTGCTTGCTGCTACTTCTGCATTCTGCATAGATGCTTCCAGTGCCTCTTTCTTTGCATTTTCAACCGGCGAATCGCTCATAGCTTTAAGTTTCTCCAACTCAGCTAATGCCTGAGTATATGCGTCCATAATCTGTGCTTTTGTTGATTTCTCAGTAATTTTTCCCATTATATATCCCTTTCTTAAAAAACAATTGTAATATCATCTCTGAATAATTTCTGGTTACGGTTAATAAATCTTTTTATTTTCACTGCTTTCCAAGACTTTAAACATTCAATAAATTCCTGTTTGATATCTTCATCTGCATTTACAATAAATCTCAATCCATCGGAAGCAATACCTACATTCTTATATTCTTCCTTACTGAATAGCTTATTTTCTACAGAAACACCATCTTCATAATGACTAAGATATTTCTTGTCAATATAGTTGTAGACATAGTATTTCGGATATTCGCCATCGGTTAATTCAACAAACGATATATTCCCTTCGTTATCTTCCAAAATAAGAAAACCGTCACCACAATTTGATGTAATGAAATACTCATTACTTTCTGTTACCGAAAGATATGTAAAGCATAAGAAATTCTTCATATCCTCAATTGTCTGCCCATATACAGCAACCAAAGAAGAAAAAGCCTGTTCGATATCATATCCCTTTGACAACAGGTGGCAAAATGTCTTCGCTCCTACTTCTGAATGTAATCCTTCAGAACAACCGTCTGCCACAACCTTCACTTTGTAATCTGGCAATTCAAACCCGTAATCCTGGCAGTTCATTCCGATAGATAAATGATCGTAACCTATTTTGTTTACAAGCATATTTTTCTCCATATACTGCCCCACCCTTAATGAATGGGGCAAATTCTGTTATTCTTAAATGAAGAAGTTATCTCCATCGGCTACAACGCTCTTTGAGCTTTCGATTACAGATTTGCTCAGACAATCGAACGCTTTTCTCAGCTCGGATGCAGAACTTGATACATCCAGAATATTTCTGAATCCCAGGCTCTTTGCAATTCCTGTTGCTGTGCCACCAAAACTGATGAATGCTGTTGTAATTTCCTTACTGTTCAAATCCTGAATTCGGCGTTTTGCTTCACTCGGATCATTGGAAACTGTATCTTCGCCATCACTGAAAATTGCAAATACTGCTTTTACACGTACTCCCTGCTGTTTCAGATATTCCATGTAATCAGTAAGTTTCTGTGTACCATCTTCGATGACATTGTACAGTGCTGTCATACCACTGGCATCGTAGTTTGTATCAAACTCTGTGATTTTCTTGTAACCACCCACGTTGATTGAACTGTTAAAGTCTGCTCTTGCTACCAGAATTTCATCTGCTTCTTTAGAGTCAGTTAATGCCTGTTTAAACTCTTTTAAACAAGAAACCATATCACCTCTATATGAAGACATTGAGCCGGACTTGTCGATTCCAATGAAAATCAGATTAACATTTTCGCTATCAATGTCATCAACTGCTGTGTTCTGCATTTCGATTTCATCTAATCCATCAATAATAATTTCTTCCATCTTTCTACTCCTTACAGTTTGAATTCAGTGCTGCGTACAATGTTGAATTTATACTTCTTCTGAAGATCTGCATACATCTTGTCAACTTCGGTTTTGTCACCAATGGCAGACATACAATCTTCCAGAATGTAGAACTTTTTCAGCATATCAGTGTCATCTTTGTAAAATTCAAGCATCTGGCAGAGAGATTCGTATACGCAATAATCTCTTGCCTCACCGCCGATGATGATTTTGTCAAATTTTGTGAACTTGTTTAATAGTGCCTGGTTCACATATCCTCTTCTGTCATATTCCGGCTTGATAATACCGTACATCTCCG